AACTTTTAATACGTTGCTAACTCTACCAATTAATTCGTCTTTGTGTGAAATTAAAAATACATTCTTATCGCCTTCACGTCCCATCTTTTTAAGAACAGCCAAAGATCCTTCAACTCCTGCTGTATCCATACCACTATCAATAAGCTCGTCAATAAACATTAAATTAATTTTTTGATATAGGCTTTCCCAAACATCACGGAATGCAAAGCTCATGCCTAGTATTAGTCTATTACGTTCACCTCTTGACAAGTTATCAAAATCTAAATCCTGTCCGAGTTGCGTAATTTCTACACTTAGATCGTTTTGGAATACTACTAAATGCGGAAGTCCTAGTTTATCTAAATAATATGTTAACCTATTGTTAAGATATGCAAGATTTTGATCAATAATCTTTTTACGAATAAAACTATCTTTGTTTGTTAATAGTTTCAACAAGAATTCTTGATGGTCTTTAAAATCAGTAAGATCGTTCACAGGCGTCCAATCAATTTTTTGAATTGCTGTGTTACTAAGATCATCAATTTGAGATTGATATGGATCGTCTTCGTCTTTTCTTGATTCCCACGCCTTCTTTAAAGCATTAACATTCTGTCTATGATCATATGCTTCTTTTGCTGTTTCGTAGAACGTTGTAGGCTTTCCGTTAATGTCACCTATTTTATCAAGTGCAGACATAACTTCACTACATTTTGCATTAATTTCCTGTGCATAGGACATAGCATCTTCAAGTTCTTTATTTTTACGCTCTGCAATCTCTGCTTTTTTATCAGCAGGAAGATCCTGACCGCAAGAATGGCATGTACCATCGGCTAAGTCATCTGCATCTTGTTTTGCTTTTTCTACAGCTCTGTCAGCACGTACTAATGCAGGTTCCAGTGTGCTTAATTCTTTTTTAAGAGCCAAAATAGAATTATTATGCTCAGTCCAATTTTGTAATTTTTCGTGACTTTCGAGCTCTTTATCAATATCTAAATGCTCTAATTCGTCGATTCCTTCTTTTAACTTAACAACGTCTGTAGTACGTTTACCAAGCCATGCTTTTTGCTTACTTTGTAAACCACTAATTGTTTCTTCAATTTTTTCGTTAGCAGACTGTATTGCATTAATACGCATTGTTTCTTCTGCAATAGCATCACGTGTTTTTTTAGTTTCGTCTTTAAGATGATCTGCTTTTTCAGATAGTAACGTAATACCTAACAGTTGTTCAATAATAGCACGTTGATCGTTTTGTCGCATTGCTAAGAACGGTTCTGTATACGTATTAAGTGCAACAATATGCTTAAACATATCGTGACTCATATCTAATAAAGCATCAATGTCTTTTTGTGTTTGCCTGCTATCACCTTGTGATTCGTCGATAGCCTCTTGTTCTTGATTATTAATATAGAACTTTAAAACGTTAGGACTACGGCCACGTTCTATCCTGTAGTCAACATTATTTTTTTCAAAGTGTAACGTAACTAACATACCCTTAGAGTTTGTTTTATTAATTAGATTGTTACGTTTAATATTTGTTAACGCTACGCCATACAATGCATAACTTAATGCATTAATGATAGTAGTTTTACCAGTACCATTACGACTACCACTGTCGTCGCCGCCTTGGTCTAAGTTTTCTCCTAGCACTAGGGTAAGTTGTTCTTTATTAAAGTCTACGGCCTGGGTCTGATTACCCACACTCATAAAGTTCTTGACGGTTAAATCTTTAAGTTTTATCATAGCTCGTTATAGATATCCAATAGCGTTTTCTTGTTAAAGTTTTCTGTATCAAGTGCAGAGATTTCTCCAGCAACAATTTGATCTACGCTTTCGAACTGTTGTATATCAAGCTCAGTAGACATTTCTTCGATTTGTTGTTGTGTTATTAAACTAATTTCTCTACATCCGTGTTGATTAATAAATGTTTCTTTTATAAAACTTGCTTCTTCATAACTAATAGGAACATCTATAGTAACCCTTAGATACATTTTACTTTTAATAATATCTGCATCAGGGTCAAGTAATTGACTTAGTTTTACTGTACGATACTTTGGACAATCAGACCAATTAATAAATTCGGGCTCTTTATCGTTCTCTCTGTCTAGTATCATCATTCCTCTATCGTCATCCCATGCATCAGCATAGTTGTGAGGAAAAGCATTACCGATGTAATGTATTTTGCCTTGTTGTTGTCTTTTGTGGAAGTGTCCACTAAACACATATTCTTGATTTTTAAAATGCTCAGGACGTAAATCGCCATGGTCAGGCATTTTTACAAGAGCATTCATATAGAAACTTGGCAATTCAAAATGGCCAAACATATACTTTGCATCACACTTTTGTATTTTCTTCCATTCGTCGCCAACAAGCCACGGCACAATAGCAACATCTTCAATTACTGTAAATTCATCGATAAATGTTATACCAGGAATGTGTTTTGCAAAGGCAGTAGAATTAACATTTCTTTTATCTTTGTAATACAAATCGTGATTACCGTCAAAAAAGATAAATTGGTCAAATGCTTTTCCAAGTTTTTCCATGCTACGGATAGTTGAATCCATAGTTGTTAAGTTTAGACTATTTCTATTATGGTGCCAGTCTCCGCAGAAGATACCGGTTTCACATCCGTTTTCTTTTGCAGTTTCTATGTACCAGTCAACAAACGCCTCACAATCTTCATTGTGCAAACGACTATTGCTTTTTAGTCCAAAATGTATGTCTGTAAAGACAGCAGCTTTTTTAAACAAAATAAAGTCCTTTAATCTTAGTTAATAGTATAACGTAAATGTAGAGAAATGTCAAGCCCCTATTTGGCCTGATTTTTTTCCATTTCTCTTTTTTGCTGTGCTTCCCAGTCGCCTGCGTGTTGTCTTGTATAACTAGGATTCATGTTGTTCATTTCTAAAATATCATCTCTAATATTTTGGTTACGCTTTTCGATATTGATGACACGTACAAATGAATTAGTAACAGCAGCGGTATAGTAAGCAAAAGGATTATTACTTTTAGATTCATCGAATTGTAGTCCTATCTGTGATAATTGTAATATTGCTTGCCCCTTCATTTCATCGTTGTATGTGTATCCTCTTACATTACCTCTAGTAGCATAGCGATCTACAAGTTTCATCCACATGCGAGCAAGTTTTTCTGTAACTTGAGTATGATCTTTAGAAAAGTATCCGTTACTCATGCCGCCAACCCAATGGCTTTTTCCTACCATTTCTAGTTCATCTTTGTCGTTAAACTTGTAATGAACATATGGAGGAAAGTTTAGTTTTACTTTAGTATCAGCAATAGTTTTTGGATTCTTCTTTCGACCTAACTCTTCTGGTATATGGTCAAAAGTCATAATTCTAAAAATCAGCTCATATTTGGTAATTTTTCTATAGTCGACTTCAAACTCTGCTTGTTTACACTTTATACCTGCTAACTTAGCGGCATCAAATGCTTCTACTTGCAATCGCTTGGCTTTATTGCGTTTTGCTTCAGCAATAGTTCTAATGTTAATTTTTTCAATAGACGGAAGTATAATGTCGTATTGAGCGTATGAATCATCGGTAAAACTGCTAAATTTTGATTTAGACTTGTGTATTTCTTTTAAAATATCTTTATTGTTTAAGTAATTTACTTTTCTCATAGTTTCTCCAGTTGTTAGTATCTATTATAAACTACTCTGTTAATAAAGTCAACTAAATACTTTATATAGGAGAGTAATATGTCGATTGGCTCACATTTACAAAAAGCCGGATCAAGTTTTGTTAAAGACTTATCCAAAACAGGAAACTCGCTCGTTGACGCTGGCAAAGGCGCTCTCGAGGATATTGCCGATTCAACGGGTCTTGGAAAGTTATTACGTAAAGGACCTAGTAGTGATCCATTAAAAGCTGAGTTTGCAACAGCGAGTATTAAAGAAGATGAAGGCAACGATTGGCGTGTCAAATTAAGTATTCCGTCGATCATAGATAGTGATGCTTTTGCTCCTTTAAAGAAAACTGGAGGCTTATGTTTTCCTTATACTCCTACAATACTAATGAGTCATAGTGCAAACTATAATGCATTGCAGCCTATACATACTAATTATCCGTTTTATAACTATCAAGCATCACAAGTGGACGACATGGTTATTACAGGTGACTTTTTTGTACAAAATGCACAAGAAGCACGTTACTGGTGTGCCGCTGTACATTATCTAAGAACTGTAACTAAAATGTTTTATGGTGCAGGAGATAATGCAGGTAATCCGCCACCTATTGTTAAACTAAATGGTTACGGTGATTTTGTGTTTAACAATGTTTCATGTATTATTAAAAACTTTACAGTTGATATGCCTGCTGATGTTGATTACTTAAAAACAGATTTTCCAGAAGGTAACGAAACTTATTCTTTTGTACCAACACAAAGTCAGGTAGCAATTACATTATCACCAATTTACTCACGTAGTAAAACACAACAATTTAGTATGAAGTCATTTATTAATGGCGGATATATTGGAAACGATAGCGGGTACATTTAATGGCAACTTACACAACAAGCAGTCCTTGGCACAATACTAAAATTGAAGGCGAGGAATATCTAGGAATTTTAAAAATCAGACCTGTTCCAAAAGAGTCTGATGATGTATTATATACTATACAACCACAATATACACATAGGCCAGATCTACTAGCATATGATGTATATGGAGACAGTAAACTATGGTGGGTATTTGCACAACGTAATATGGATGTAATTAAAGATCCAATTTATGATATGATTGCAGGCACAGAAATATATCTTCCGCAGGATTCTAAATTAAAACGACTTTTAGGAGTATAACTTGGCTGACAATGGCGGAAACATAGAAGTTAGCAGTGGAACACCTCCCGCAGAGGAAAAGACAGAAAAGCCAACTCAAGAAAGTAACGAAAGCGGTAACCAATCTGCTGAAGACTTTTTTAAAACTTTACTTGGCGATTTGCCATTACCGAATACACTAGAAAAATTTGCTAGTTCAAATACTATTATTACATTATCAGCACTTAGTCCGTTTGAAGTTAATAATCCAGATGCAACTTATAGGCTTACTGGTTCAGGCGCTTCAATTGTTTTACAATCTGGTGGTGGTGCTGGAGCAAAGAAAGCCTTAACAGCATACGAAAGTGCAAACAAACAATTAGAATACTTTATTGATAATGTTGAAATAAAAACAATCATTATGCCTACATCACGAACACGAACTACTAATGCTACTTCGATATCATTTGAAGTAACTGAACCGTATAGTATGGGGTTATTTTATCAAACATTACAGAAAGCAGTTAAAGACGCTAACGGTGATGATTCTGCATACAACAGAGCTCCTTTTTTATTAAGTATTAGATTTGTAGGATACAGCGACGATGGCAAAGTTATTCCTACAAACGAAGTAAGACATTTTCCAATTAAACTAATTAACTCGTCACTAACAGTTGATCAAGGCGGTAGTCACTATGCTGTTAGAGCTGTGGCTTGGAACGAAACCGCACTAACAGATGAAATACAAACAGTTAAAACAGATACAGTTCTAACAGGTGATAACATGTTAACACTACTACAAACAGGTGCTCAAGGTTTGTCAACAGTGCTTAATGAAAGACTTCTAGATCAAGAAGATAAAAAACAAATTAAATCACCAGATCAGTATGTATTCTTATTTCCAAAAGAACTTGCTTCATTAGCTCAGTTAACATCTGAAGCTGGAGCACCGGTAACTGAAGATGAATATATGCAACGACTATATGAAAGTGTTAGTGGCACCGATGATAAGGTACCAGAAAACTTTTCAGAATTTAGGAGTAAAATTTTAGCATTAACCGCTGGTAAAAAACAAACAGCAACTGAAGAAGCAGTTAAGAAACAAGCAGATTCTATTGACAATGCTAACAAAATTGGCACATCAAAAATAACAGGAAGTTTTATTGATCAAGGTGATGTTCCTTTTGGACTGTCTAAGTTTACATATGACAAAGACAAAAAAGTATATAGAAGCGACAAGTTATCAATTAGTAACGACTTTAAAACATTTACGTTTGCTAAAGGTACATCGATTGAAAGAATAATAGAAGAACTGATATTAGTAAGTGATTACGGAAAAGCAATAGCAGAATTTGCTAAAGAAGGATCAGATGGTGAAATACCTTGGTTTAGAATTGATACACAAGTTTTCTTAAACGAAGATAAAGAAGCAGCAACAGCAACTGGCGAACATCCTAAACTTTATGTTTATAGAATATATCCTTATTTTGTAGATGCATCGATTTTTAAAGCACCTAATGCACCAGCAACAGGGATTAAAGCAAGAAGTAAAAGAGCTGTTAAAGAATACAACTACATCTATACTGGCCTAAATAAAGATATATTAAATTTTGAAATTAAACTTGACAATGCTTACTATAAATCAATATCAGCAGATATTGCAGAAGGGTCAGCTGCTGAAAAATTAAATGCTGTGGATTCCGCAAAACCAAACGAATCTGTAAAAGTTAAAACAGCAGACGGTGTAGCCGGAGTAAAAAGCGATAGTGGGTCGTCACAGTCGTTACAATCAGATGCTAAAGATAGCGGATATTCAGGTGGTGGTAGAGGAACAAATACTACAGCAGTTAGAATTGCAAGAGACTTTCACGAAGCACTAGTAAATTCAGATGTAGACTTACTAACCATTGAATTAGAAATAATGGGAGATCCGTTCTTTATGGCAGACAGCGGACAAGGCAATTATTCTGCATTACCGAATCCATTATTTAAAAAATCTCTTACTATTGATAATACGCCGTCACATGAACAAAACGAAGTTTTGATGAATTTAAATTTTAGAACACCAATTGATTACAAAGACGATGGCGGCATGGAATTTCCTGGAGATACACAACCAGTAAAAGCATTTAGTGGTCTATACAGAATACTACAAGTAGAAAACTCCATTGCATCAGGCCAGTTTAAACAAAACCTAAGAGCTATTAGAGTGCTTAATCAAGAAAGCGACACTAATGAATCAGTAGCACCAAATACTGAAACAGTTATTAAAGAGGGTGATGCTAGTACTTCGCAAAATAGCGAAGGCTCAGGTTACATAGGGGCTAGATAATATGGCACAAGAAAGAAGATCAGTATTACCTAAGGCACCTATTAATCCAGGTCCTTATGAAGCGATTGTTGTAAGTCATCTTGATACTAAATTTATGGGGTCATTACAAGTTGAATTATTAAAAAATTCTTCTTCTGGTAACCAGCCAGAGCGTACAGGACAAGTTGTTACAGTTTCGTATATGTCACCTTTTTATAATAGTACTCCTCTTAACGGAAATAATAAAAACGATACATATCAAAACACACAGCAAGTATCTGGTTTTTGGGCTGTACCGCCCGATGTTGGTACTAAAGTTATAGTAATATTTGTTGAAGGCAATATCAGTAACGGCTACTGGATAGGTTGCGTACAAGACATGTATATGAACTTTACACTTCCTGAATCTAGACCAGGATCAAAGTTTAACAACGAAGACACTACTCAAAAACTTCCAGTTGGCGAATTTAATAAAGCCGTTCCTGGCGTAGTTTCAGGTAATGTTCCTAGTACATATTTAAAGCCTGTTAATAAAGACTTTGAAATAACCCTTGGTGCTCAAGGATTACTCCGTGATGAGATACGAGGCATATCAAGTGCAAGTGCTAGGCGTGAAGTTCCTAGTATGGTATTTGGTATATCAACTCCAGGTCCATTAGATAAAAGAGATGGCGCACCTAAATCACCACAAGGATTACACGGCGCAAGAGATAATATTCATTCAGCAAGACTAGGCGGAACATCATTAGTGTTTGATGATGGCGACGACAAACTTTTAAGAAAAAGTTTTGCAGGGCAAGGCCCTTCGCAATATGCTGATGTTTTACAAGACGAAACAGACGGATTGCCCACAATACCATTTAATGAGTCTGTAAGACTTCGTACAAGAACAGGTCATCAAATATTATTACACAATTCAGAAGATTTAATTTACATAGGTAATGCTAGAGGAAGTTCGTGGATTGAAATGTCGTCCAATGGTAAAATTGATATTTTTGCAGACGATAGTATATCTATTAGAACTTCAGTTGATTTAAACATAAGTGCAGATAGAGATATCAACATGTCAGCAAGTAGAGATGTTAATATAAATGCTGGTAGAGATTATAAAATGACAGCGGCTGTAAACAGTGATGTAAAAATTGGAGTTAACAGTAAAATTGATGTTGGTGCAGATTTAGATCAGTTTGTTGGTGCAAATCAAAAATTATTTGTTGGCGGATCAGGAGACTTAATTGTTACTGACGCTCACTCTATAACAAGTAAGGCAACACTTGATATTCTTACTGTGGGTGATAGAAAAGATAAACAAGCAAACTTAGATCTTAATACACCGGGATATAATTATTTTACAGCCGAAGGCGACACACAAATATTAAGTGGTGGCAATCATGTTGAGACAGCGACAGAAATACACATGAATGGTCAAACTAACGGTGGCCCAGAAGCAACTTCTGCGGCAGAAGCAACAGAAGCATCTCAAGCATTAGTAGCAGCACCTGCTTTATTCCCTGTTAGAGTCCCACAACACGAACCATGGTTAGGACATGAAAGTTTAGATCCATTAGTCTTTACTCCAAGTAAAACTAATCCAATAACTTCACCAAGTCCTACATTAAGAGAAACAACTCCGTTAGTTAACGATGCAAGAGATGAACAACCAGTAAGTGGCGAATACAGACAACGAGCAAACGTTGATGGCGCACAAACAGTTGTTCCAGGAGAAGTAGGACCAGTTGGAGATCAACCTGCTAAACCTGTACCAGTAACTGATCTTCAGCAATTTTTCTTAAATGAATTAATAACAAAACTTGGACTTGATCCTGCTACATGTTTGAATAGTGCAAACCCAGACAATAATCCTGAAGGAGTAACAGCAGGAAATGCAGAATATCTTGCAATGGCTATGGCACAACCTCAAGCAGAATGTGGATTTAAACCACGAAGCGAAAATTTAAACTATAGTGCTAGACGTCTGCGTCAAGTATATCCAAGTCGTGTTAAAACTGATGCGTTTGCTCAAGAACTTGCGAATGCAGGTCCAGCCGCAATAGGTAATACATTATATGGTGGACGTTATGGTAATGCACAAGACGAAGGATACAAATATAGAGGTCGAGGTTTAATACAGTTAACCTTTAAAGGAAACTACGAAACATATGGCGGAAAAGCAGGTACTCCTGAGATTGTAGAAAATCCTGACTTAGTTAACGACCCAATTTTTGCAACTAAAATTGCTGTTGCTTATATTGCAAGTAAAGGTATTAGTCCAGCTGAATCTAGTTTTTCTGCATTAGGCGAATCATTTAGAAAAGCAGTTGGTTATGCTAATCAAGGCGGTGCAGAAACAAGTAGACGTATTGGCATAGGTAAAGGTTTTTACAGTAAACTAGTTAACGGTGAACTTACACCAAAAGCATCATTAACTACAGAACCAGCAGGAACAAACATTGAAGCAGGAAAGGGTGTAGATCAGCCAATTTCAGGTCCACAATAAGTAGGTAAATATAGACATGAGCACAAAAGAGAAATCATTATATAAAACAGTAGAAGTTAGCACTAATAAAAAGCCTCTTCCTGTTGTTGAAAGCAGAGCCTATAGAGGCATATCAACGGCTAACCCAGAAAATTCTACGAATACACTATATGATATTGCACTTATTAAACAAGATCTTATTAACCATTTTCATATCCGTCAAGGAGAAAAGTTAGAAAATCCAGAATTTGGTACTATTATATGGGACGTACTTTTTGAACCACTTACAGAAAATTTAAAATCTGCAATAGTAAAAAATGTTACAGAAATTGTTAACTTTGACCCAAGAGTTTCAGTATCAGCAATAGACGTAGTTCCTTACGAAAGCGGACTACAAATTGAGTGCGAACTTACGTATTTGCCGTATAATATATCTGAAAAATTACAGTTTAAATTTGATGAGGATAATGGTCTTACATAACAGAAATAATATACGCACTTATCTATTTGTAATAAATACACTATAGCGAGGAAAACCAATGTCGTCAACAGATAGACAAAACAGATTATTAATTGCAGAGGACTGGAAACGTGTCTACCAGTCTTTCAAAAATGCTGATTTTCAGAGTTACGACTTTGACAATTTAAGACGTACAATGATTAATTACCTTAGGAAAAATTATCCTGAGGATTTCAACGACTATATTGAAAGTAGTGAATACCTTGCCCTAATTGACTTAATTGCTTACTTAGGACAAAACCTCGCATTCCGTACAGACCTTAATGCAAGAGAGAATTTTTTAGAACTAGCAGAACGTAGAGAAAGTGTTATACGTTTAGCAAGATTACTATCGTATAATCCTAAACGTAACCAAGCAGCTAATGGTCTTCTTAAAATGGAAAGTATTACTACTACAGAAGACATTATAGATTCTAACGGTAATAACTTAGCAGGCCAAACTATTGTATGGAACGATGTTTCAAATCAAGACTGGTATGAACAGTTTATTAAAGTTTTAAATTCAGCATTACCTGCTAACGGAGTTGTAGGACGACCAGTTAAAAAAGATACAGTAAATGGTATAAGTGCAGAGCAATATAGATTTAATGCTCTTAACACTGATGTTCCTAACTTTGGCTTTACAAAAAATATTAGCGGTAGAGGAACTACATTTGAAATTGTTTCAACTAATATTGAAAGTAATGCAATACTAGAAGAAGCACCATTGCCAGGAAACAACTTTGCGTTTATATATCAAGATGACGGACAAGGTGCTGGTAGTAACAATACAGGATTCTTTTCACACTTTAGACAAGGTTCTTTAGACCAAGGAACTTTTTCAATTAGTACGCCAAGTACTAACCAAACAGTAAACTTAGATGCTATTAATGTAAACAATAATGATGTATGGCTTTATAAATTAGACACAACCGGTAACGAAACTGAGCTATGGAGCAAAGTAAATTCAGTTGAAGGTAACAATATTGTTTATAACAGTTTAAGTAAAAATATTAGAAATGTTTATAGTGTTTTAACAAGAGTACAAGATAGAATTAGTTTAATCTTTAGTGATGGTGTTTTTGGCACATTGCCTAAAGGCAGTTTTAAAGTTTATTACAGAGCAAGTGATAATAGAAGTTTTGTAATTAGTCCAGACGAAATGACTAATATAAACATTACTGTTCCGTATGTTAGTAAAACAGGAACACAAGAAGTTTTAAGTATTGAGTATGAATTAAAATACACAGTTGATAACTCAGCAGAAAGCGAAAGCAACGAAAGCATTAAATCAAATGCTCCTTCAACATACTATACACAGAATAGAATGATTACTGGAGAAGACTACAATGTTGCTCCATTGGCTGTAAGTCAAGAAATAGTTAAAGTAAAAGCAGTTAACAGAACATCTAGCGGCATATCAAGATATTTTGATCTACTAGATGCTACAGGCAAATATTCTAAAACTAACCTATATGGTAAAGACGGTGCTGTATATACACAGTACCTAGATAGCAAAGTTAACTTTACATTTACAACAAGAAACGATATTCAAGGAATCATTAGTTCTACTATTGAACCGTTACTGTTAGATGCTAAACTTAGAAACTTCTACTATACTAAATTCCCAGTACAAACAGTTACAGATCTAAATGCACAGTTTGTACAAGTAACTAAAGATCAAAATATTTCTACAGGTTACTTAATGGACTTGCAAAATGTAAAGTATACAGTTTCAACATTTACTGGTAGTACACTAAAATATGTACAACCAGGTGCAATGGTTAAATTTATTGCTCCGGAAGGTTATCACTTTATGCCAGATGGCACATTAATGTTAGATGAAGTTGGTAAACCTTTACACACAGGAGCAACGAAATACAAGTGGACCAAAGTTACTGCTATAAATGGTAATGGTAAAGAAAATTATGCTGATGGTAGAGGACCTATTGTATTCAATGATGTAATTCCTACGGCTCCAGCAGGCACAGAAGCATATCCAGTTATTGAAAGAATTATACCAAAGTTTGCAACATTATTAGATAATGATTTACAAACACAAATTATTGATCAAGTATTCCAATATAAAACATTTGGATTACGTTACAGTACTAGCGAAAACTTATGGCGTTTAATTACTGAAAGCAATTTAGATAAAACATCAGCGTTTGGAATGGGTAAGACTGGAGACACTAGTAATCAACAACTAGACAACAGTTGGTTACTACTATTTAATACTGACGGGGAAACATATACAATTACAACACACGGTCAAAGATACGTTTTTGAAAGTGATAGAGAAATTAGATTCTATTTTGATAGTAGTGATAAAGTATATGATCCTCAAACAAATAAAATTGTTAAAGACAAAGTTAGAATTATGTCTATTAACACACAACCAGGATCAACTCAACCATTTACAGTTCCGTTTGATTGGGAAATATTACAAGAATATAGAGATGCTGAAGGTTATGTTGACAGCAAGAAAATACAAGTAGGCTTTTTTGACTCTGACGATGACGGAGTAGTTGACGATCCAGACATGTTTACACAATTTGTTGGTACACCACCTGATCTAAAAGATCGATATATAATGCAAGAAAAATATACAAACTATGACGGCATTGATGATTTTAGATTTGTGTCTTGGAGAACATCTGATAAGAAAGTTGTTGCAACAGAATCAGATATTACTACAGCAGGACTGTCGTCGTTTTTAGATGGCACAATATTTTATATTGTTGACGTAGACTTATTTAAAGTATATAATGAAGAAACAGAAACGTTAACACTTACAGTTGACTATAGAGCATTTAATGGTAGAGATAATATTATTTTCCAATACGAACATGCTGCTGACGAAAGTAACAGAATAGATCCAAGTAGTAGTAACATTATCGATGTTTATGTTTTAACTAGATCGTATGATACTTTATATAGACAGTGGTTACAAGGTGCAATACCAGTTGCTCCAGTAACACCTACTTCAGATAGTTTATATACAAACTACGGAAGTGAAATAAACAAAATTAAATCAATTAGTGACGATGTAATTTATCATCCAGTAAAATATAAACCATTATTTGGTACAGCATCTAACACTGATTTACAAGCGACATTTAAAATAGTAAAAAATGCTGATAGAGTTGTTAACGATAACGAAGTAAAAGCAAATGTTATATCAGCTGTAAACAGATTCTTTGCACTTGAAAATTGGGACTTTGGAGAAACTTTTTACTTCTCAGAACTAAGCACATATATTATGAACGAATTATCACCAGATATTTCGTCAATTGTTATTGTTCCTAATAAAACAGATTCAGCATTTGGTAGCTTATTTGAAATAAAAGCAGAAGCTGATGAAATTTTTATTAACGGAGCAACAGTAGCAGATGTTGAAATTATATCAGCAGTAACTGCTTCAAAACTTAAAGCAACAGGAGCGGTAGTGACAGAAGTTAAAAACAATACTGTAAGCCAAGTGGCAAGTAGTTCGTCAAGTAGCTCTAGTAGCTCAAGTAGTTCGTCAAGTAGCTCTAGTAGCTCAAGCAGTTCAAGTAACGGAGGCTCAGGTTACTAATGGCATATGATAATGACCAGAAAGAATTTCCATTACCAAATAATGGTAAAGGCAACCAAAAGAGCGTTGCATTACTTCCAAAATATTTTAGAACACAAACTAATCAAAAGTTTCTTGAAAGTACATTAGACCAAATGGTGCAACCGGGTGTTGCAGAAAAACTAAATGGGTTTATTGGAAGAAAAGAATCAAAAGCATATGTAGCAGACGATTCGTATATTAATGAAATATCTAATGATAGAAAAAACTATCAATTAGAACCTTCACTAGTAATTAAAAACGATCTAGGTAATTATACGTTTAGAAAAGATTATATTGATTATATTAATCAAATAGCAAACTTTGGCGGTAATTCACAAAATCAAGACAGTCTTAACGCACAAGAATATTATGCGTGGAACCCAAATATAGACTTAGATAAAGTTGTTAACTTTCGTGAGTATTATTGGTTACCAAACGGTCCGCAAATTATTAGCATTGCAGGTCAGTCACGAGGTGTAGAAAGTACATATACTGTTGAGCTGTTTAACAATGCAGATAATCTTGCTTACATATTTTCACCAGACGGACAAACACAATTACCAAGTTTAACTTTATATAGAGGACAGACTTATACTTTTGAAATTAATTCAGAAGGATTTCCGTTTACAATAAAAACTAAAAAAACATTAGATCCAGAGTTTAATTATGATGACGGTGTTTCAGCACAAAATGTAGAAAAAGGTTCTATTACATTTACAGTTGCTCCAGGCGCACCTGAACTATTATATTATGTTGCAAACAATGATATTAATAATGGCGGCTTAATTAAAATTAAAGACATTGACGAAAATACAGATCTTGATGTTGAAAACGAAATTATTGGTAAAAAGAATTACACTACAGTAAACGGACTTTCATTATCAAATGGTATGAAAGTTGAATTTTTAGGAAATGTAACTCCTGCAAAATATGCAGAAGGCGAATGGTATGTTGAAGGAGTAGGTGATAAAATTAAGTTAGTTAGTGAAACTGACTTAGAAGTTACTAGTAGTTATGTAACAGACTTATCAATACCGTTTGATACAAATTCATTTGATAGATTGCCGTTTGACAATGCTAGTGGTTATACAAATACTAAAGATTATATTGTTATTAACCGTGCTTCTCCTGAAAGAAGTCCTTGGTCAAGACACAATAGATGGTTCCATAGAGATGTAATTGAAAAATCTGCAGCCTATAATAATCAAGCCATATCAGTTGACCAACGTGCAAGAGCATCAAGACCTATTATTGAATTTAATTCAGGATTAAAACTTTTCCAATTTGGATCACAAAGTAAAACTAATGTAGATTTAGTTGATACATTTACTAAAGATATATTTTCTACTATTGAAGGTGCAATAGGATATACAGTTGACGGAGTAAAACTTGTTAACGGTATGCGTGTACTATTTACAGCAGAAGAAGATATCCGTCAGGCTGGAAAAGTATTTAAAGTTTCATTTATCAAACATAAAGGCAGACGTCAAATATCTTTGATAGAAGAAACAGATTCATTACCGATTACTAACGAAACAGTACTAGTATTAAATGGTGTTGAAAATAAAGGTAAAATGTTTTACTTTAACGGTACAACCTGGAATGTTACACAAGAAAAAACCGACGTTAATCAGCAACCGTTATTTGACTTATTTGATGAGTCTGGATACAGTATAGGCGATTCAGAATACTATCCTAATACAACGTTTGAAGGTAACAAAGTATTTTCGTATAAAGTAGGTACAGGAACTAATGATTCTGAATTAGGCTTTCCGTTAAGTTATAGAAGCATTTCTAATGTAGGTGATATTGTTTTTGATTTTAATTTATTATCAGATACATTTACATATACACCTACAGTAATTAGTACTGACATTATTACTAATAAAACTGATACATATAGTTTACAAAAATTTAAAAACATTGACACATTTGATTATGTAAATGCTTGGATTAAAGCACCAATGACTAGTAGTCAATATGTATTGAGACAGTATACTAGTTTAAATAATCAAACTGAATTTGTTATTGATACATATGATCGAAGTGCTGAGATAACTGACTTAACAGTAAAAGTCTTTGTTAACAATTCACTTAAATTTGAAAATACTGATTACACTATTGATAGAACAAACCATGATGCAAAAATTATATTTACATCAGAATTAAATGAAGACGATATTGTTTTAATTAAAACTAAATCTCATACACTTAAAAATAATAATGGATTGTATGAAGTACCAGCAAACTTTGAAAGAAATCCTAGTAACGATAATATTGAAACATTCACACTAGGTGAAGTTAATGATCATATTAGTACAGTAGTTGAAGAAATTAATAACTTTAGTGGTGTATATCCTGGTAATAGTAATCTTAGAGATTTAGGTAACATTGCATTATATGGTAAAAAGTTTGTACAACATACTGGTCCAATTAATTTATCGTTATATCATTTAACAGACAAAGATACAAACATTATTAAAGCTCTTGAATTTAATAGACGCGAGTATGCAAAGTTTAAAAGAACATTTTTACAAACTAGTTTAACAACAGGATATGACGGAACTGCAAAAGGTCACGTTGATGTTATACTTAAAGAGCTAGGTCAAAATAGAAGTATAGACATGCCGTTTTACTTTAGTGATATGGCACCGTCGGGTGGTGAAAAGAAAATTACATATACTGTCTTTGATACAAATAATCAGTTTTATGCACTTACACAAACACATAATAACACTGAATTAAGCGTAAAAGCAGTAACAGTTTATATTAATGATGAACAACTTATTTACGGAAATGATTATACATTTAACAATGAAGGATTTTGTGTAATAACTAAGCCTACAACAAACGGCGATATAATTGATATATTTGAGTATGAAACAACAGACGGTTCGTTTATTCCACCGACACCAACTAAACTTGGATTATATCCTAAGTTTGTTCCTCAGATTTTTGATGACAACACTTATATTACTACTAGAAAAGTTATTCAAGGACATGATGGTTCTAAGATTCTAGCATTTAATGATTATAGAGATGATTTAATATTAGAGTTAGAAAAAAGAATATACAATAACATTAAAATATCCTACGATTCAAACATTGTTAACATACATGACTTTATCGGCGGTGAAGATAGAAATACAGGCGTATACAAAAAAGACATTGACAATGCATTAATTAGTGATTTTGCAAGTTGGCTTGCTTCAGTAGGTGATGTAGACTATACTGAAAATACAGGTTATGTAAGAGGTAATCCGTTTACTTACAATTATAGTTTTATGACATCTCCAAGTGGCAAAAAATTAGCAGGATATTGGAGAGCTGTTTACAAAGATGCATATGATACAGATCGTCCACATACACATCCTTGGGAAATGCAAGGATTCTTTAAACAGCCAAGTTGGTGGGAAACTGTATATGGTCCTGCACCATACACTAAAGATAATTTATTCCTATGGGAAGATATACAAAATGGTGTAATTAGAGAACCTAATAAGCCTATTGTAATTAAAGAACAGTACAAGAGAACAAACTTAGTTAATCATTTACCAGTTGACGACAGTGGTAATTTAATAAGTCCATTAGAAAGCGGATATGCAGAAGGATTTATTAGTAACTTAACAGCGTCACCGTTTGTGTTTGGCGACGAAGCACCTGCAGAAACAGCCTGGCGTAGAAGTAGCGAATATCCATTTGCGTTATTAAGATCTTGGTGTTTGAATCAACCTTCAAAAATTATAGGACTTGGATTTGATAGATCTAGAACTGTAAGAAATAATGCAGGACAAGTTGTTTATTCTGATACATCAAAAAGAATTAATCTAAAAGAATTAAAATTTCCTAATAACAGTCAAGCAGTTGATGTACGAGTGTTAACAGCAGGATTAGTAAACTTTATTGCAAACTACTTGTCAAGCAATGTTCTTACTAACTATACAGAGTATCAGGATAAATTAGCAAACCTTACAAATCAACTGTCGTTTAGACTAGGTGGATTTACTGATAAATCTAAATTTAATTTAATACTTGATTCAAGAACACCGTTGAATGAAGGTAATGTTTTTATTCCACAAGAAAACTACAATATAATACTTTCACAAAGTTCACCAACCGATATTATTACTTACAGTGGAGTTGTTATTGAACGTAGTCCTCTAGGTTATATAATTAGAGGATATGATAGTACTAATCCTATATTTAAATATTACGATTACAATGTTATTAATGGCGATCCTATAGTAAGTATTGGCGGTGTTAGCGAAACATATGTGGAGTGGAGTGAATCAAAGCAATACTTAGAAGGACAAGTTGTAGAGTATAACGATTTATACTACAGAGTTAAAGAAGCACATACTAGTGGACAAACATTTGACGGAAGCAAGTTTACAAAACTAGCGGCTCTTCCACAAGAAGGTGGTCGAGAAGCAATCTTCCGTACGTCATGGAAGTCAGAAATATTAAGTTTACCTTACGGAACACTATTTAGAACAAGTCAAGAAGTAGTAGACTTTTTATTAGGATATCAAAGATATCTAGAAACACTAGGGTTTAACTTTGAAGGCTTTGATGCAGACATGCAATCAATTAAAAACTTTAAGTTAAGTGCTAAAGAATTTTTATTCTGGACAACACAGGGTTGGGACACAGGAAGTTTAATTTCATTAAGTCCATTAGCAGACGGAGTTAAGTTTAAACGTGACTTTACTGTAATTGGAGATGTATTTAATAACTTCTTTGGCTACTCGATCTTTAAAGCAGACGGAACAAAACTTAAAGAAGATGTATTAACAGTATCAAGAACTGATGATGAATTTAATATTAAACCTAAGAATACAGCAGACGGAATATATGCTATTAAGTTAGCAGCTGAGCAAACAGAACACGTTGTTATTTTAGACAACGAAACTGAGTTCAAAGATGTAATATATGACCGTCAAGCAGGATATAGACAAGAAAGAATTAGAGTCTTAGGATATAGAACAGCAGACTGGAACGGAAGTTTAAATATACCAGGCTTTTTATATGACAGTGCTGAAATTACTTTGTGGGAACAATACAAAGATTATGAAATTGGAAGCATTGTTAAAAACAAAGAATTTTATTACAGTGCTTACAAAAAAGTATCAGGAACACAAAACTTTATTGAAAATGACTGGTTAAGACTTGATTCTAAACCCGAGTCACAATTACTAACTAATATTAATTATAAAGTTGATCAGTTTGCAGACTTTTATGATTTAGATACTGATAATTTTGATCTTGATCAGCAAGAAGTTGCACAACATTTAATTGGGTACCAAAAAAGAAATTATCTTGCTAACATAATTAATGACGATGTTAGCCAGTATAAATTCTATCAAGGTTATATACAAGACAAAGGTACTAAAAATGCACTTACCAAATTGTTTGATGCACTTGGAGCAGCAGACAAAGAAAGTTTAGAGTTTTTTGAAGAATGGGCATTACGTTTAGGACAATATGGTGCCGCTGACGGCTTTGACGAATTAGAAATTAAACTAGATGAAGAAAAGTTTAAATTAAGTCCTCAACCAGTACAGTTAACAGAAGACCCAGAAACAGACAACTTAATATATAATATACCCGAAAGCGAAGTATATTTAAAACCGTCTAACTATAATAATACTCCGTTCCCAACTAAGTTTGTACCAGAAGGCGAAACACAAGTTAGAACAGCAGGGTATGTTAGAACTGAAGATATAAAATATACTGTTGTAGACAAAGATGATATTTTAGATATTGCTATTGACGATTTAAATCAAGGCGAATATGTTTGGGTAACTTTTGAAGATCAAAGTTGGAATGTTTATAAACATATTGACAGTGGATTTATAGTAACTGGTGTAACAGCAAACGGAACAAGTGCTACTATATCATTAGACAGAAGAAGTTCATTTGCAAAAGATGATATTATTGGTATTACAAATTTAACAGGATTTGAAGGATTCTTTAAAGTTACTAGTTCGTCAACAAATACAGTAACCGTTGCAACAACAATAGCACTTGATGACCCTATTGTTAATTCCAAAGGTGTGTTAACTAAATTTGTAAGTAATAGGGTATCAACATTACCTGAAGCAAATTCATATACACAAAACACTATTGATAATGGAGAGCTACTTTGGGTTGATAATATGGGCGATGACAGATGGGGAGTTCTTAAAAATTCTGCATCTTATCATGATAACTTAACAATAACAAATCCTTTAGAAGCAGATTCTTCTAATCCATTATTTGGTAGTTCAATTACAGCATCTGATGATAACACAGTAATTGTTGTAGGAGCACCAAACAACGAAGACGGCAAAGCATTTGTTTATACTAGTGACGATTCAAGTGCATCTTTAAGTCAAGAGCTTTCACCTATTTCCGGACTATCAAGTGTTAGTTCAAAATTTGGCGAATCTATTACAATGAGCCCAGATGGTGAATACCTTGTAATTGCAGCTCCAGAAGCATCAAATGTAAAATCTAATTTTAAAGACAACTTTGATGCAAGTGTAACGTACCCATTTGCATCTGTTGTTGAATATAATAACAGTCTGTGGAAAGCAAGAAGAATTGTTAAAGGACAGACATCAAATGTTGTGTTTGATACATTTGATTCAGCACCGCAAGTTAAAGAATATTTACTAGACAAGTATGCTGAATTTGATGAATCTGTAATTTACAATGTTGGAAATATTACAACGTATCTTGGAGATATTTACATTGCTACAGCAAGATCAAACCCAGGTCCAAGAATACCTGCTAATTGGTCTAGTGTAGGCGAAAATAAAAATATTTTAACAGGTGATTATCCATTAACTAATACTGAAACAGACCATATACTTGTAAGAGCACCGGCTTCAGCATACGAAGGTAGTGTTCCTGGAGACAAAGTATATTTTGACTGGAACGAAGTAAGTCATGCATATGAGCCAATTGACAAATTTGAAATAATTGATATCAAATTTGAAAGTGTACCACCAGAATTTCCTAATGTATCAAATGTTACAACAGGTATTAGACTACAAACAAATCTTGAACACGGCCTAGTAGATGGCGACCAAATACTAATTACCGATGTTCC